ATGTTAGAATTCACAATTTCGCTCGAACCTGGTCAGTTCGGGCTTTTATATTATCTTTTGTTAACAATAGTTGTTTTATAATAGTGTTATAATAAAATTGGATAAAATATAACTAGCGAATTTGAAATAACTATCCATGTCTCGACTGGCCAACCGAGACTTTTTTGTTGCCATTTGTTAACGACAAAATAATGTTAATAGTGCTATAATAATCTTGGTCAAATTAATCTAGATTTTGGATTTATTTTACATTAAATTAGAACTCGGCCAGTTCATACTTAACTCTTGCTATTTGTTGTCTAGCAGGAGTTTTTTTGTGTTCAATCCATGTGTTTATCAAGCCATTTTTCAGCTTCTGTCATTGTGATTCTCCTCAAATTCTGATGAATAAGCAAACCATGCAGAAGCTGCTATAATAACAATCCACCTAAATGGTGTAGCATTTTGAATGAAGTAATCCATAACAACATAAATTGCCATTCCAATAATCATACATATAATAAATATTGTTGCTTTCTTATACATCATTCCTCCCCGAACATGTTCTCTGACTCGTCAAGGTCTGATCGTGGAATTCGTTTATCTCTGATGTAGCAACGACGACAAGAGCGTTCTTCATGAGTGCCAAATAAATAAATTTTCCATTCCGACCACTTATGCCCGAACAGCTTACACAAAAGTTTCATTATCCAACTCCTATCAATTTCAAAATCAGAGCAATCCATACTATTAATTCAACTACAATATAAATGCTCGCATCTATTGGCTTTATTATTCTTGGTTTGCCAATGTTATAAATTACCATTCCTGCGCCAATAACATCACCTACCAGGAATACCCATAAAATTATATTAATCATTGGTTGTCCTCCTCGTCTAAAGTATAAAAATCGGTGCATCCACAGAATGGACATTTTTCATACATTTCATCATCCATTGTCATAAAAGAAGATTGACAATCATAACATTCATACTCAATCATTCAATCCCTCCCCACCAGTCATTGACCAGCGATATTAGTTTGTCGGTCATAATCACACCACTTTCACTAAATCAACTCCGAGGGCTTTGCCTGCGAGGTAGGCAAAAACTAGCATAGGGTTATCTTTGAGCCATTGCGGTGTTCTATCACCATTAAGGTCCATAGCTGATAAAAATTTAATTGCTTCAAATTCATTTAAAAAGTGAAGTACTTTTATAAATTTGTCAATTTTTTTCGCTATGTTTTTCGGAATCGTGAGCTGGGGTTGGACCTTATGAAAAGTAATGTCATACTTATCTTCTAGTTCGCCCATATCATCACAACTGTTCCAGAATTCATCTTTTGCAAAATCTTCCCAGTCTAACTTTTTAACTTCTTCTTCGTCATAGCCAAATTCGTCAGTATTAACAACTGGCATTTTAAATCTACCTTCGATATAAATTTCACTCATTGCCACTCCCTTCAAGTTCTTCTTTTGTCAATCCATTTTTAACTATTAGACCAACTGGGCACCCATCCCATCCAATCGCTGCGAGTGCATCATAAGCTATTTTTGCATCTTCTGTTGCTTCAAATCCGACCAATGTGCCTCCTCGCCAAATTTCTTGTCTAGTATAAGCTATTTCTGTCAGTGCCTTTTTCGCAGTGTTAAGCAGTTCTTGGAGTTTTTCAACCGAAAGTTCGTCAGTGTCTGAAGAGCATTCATCACATACAATAAATTCTCCTTCTGGAAGCCATTCAGGTTCGATTGGTTTATCACAGCTATAACATGTTGTTTGCTTTCTCATTCTTCCACCTCAATCTGTTCATAGCTCCCAGTTTGCATGCTGTCGATTTCTTGTTTGGTGAATAAACAGTAAGCAAGTGGTTTATCGTCATAGTCCTTACAATAACCTTGCTCGCCAAAACTAACCTTATCTCTACGATACAGATATTGTCTTGTCAGTGTATTCACCAAATAGAACAGCTGCGGTTTTTCGACTGTGTAGCCGTCTAGCCATGCACGAAGAATCAATTTGATATTGTCATCATTTCTTTGAAAGAAAAGCCACTCATTCACATCGTCTGGCATATTATCATCATCTAGTAAAGCTAGCGCATTATTATTTTTTTCTTTTACACATTCAATCCACTCTGCAACAAAATCAGGCACGACTGGCAGGGCTTGCTGTTGTTTTGCGTTACTTAGTTTACTTTCAAGATAATTGATATATTCATCTCGTTCTTGAATACATTTGTGAGCTTCCCTATTTTTGTTAGTATAAAACTCTACGGCATTGCTTAGTAAAGGCTTGATACTATCTTGAGTGATATTGCTAATCGGTCTTTTCATTTCTTTAGTCATTTTTCGTGTCCTCCGTAAATAGGTCCTGAATAATTTCTTCAATTTCTTCTTTGGTCAAACGCTCTAAATGGAATCCACATACTTTCGCTCCATATAACGTAAGAACATGACGAATATTTTCAACCATGAATTCTTGCATTTGTTCTGCTGTGAAAAGTTTTAGATTTTGTTTGTCTGTTTTGATAAGTTCGTCAGAATTATATGATTGGATAGTGGGAACTACCTTTGCATCATCATCTGTATCCCAAACTTGGCCACTCACTGCAACTTCAATCTCGTTTAATTTCATCTGATATGTACCAACTTCCATTTTTTCCCAGTCATCTTTGCTCTATTTTCCGCACATCTACGAGAACAAAATTTAAATTTTTTTCCTTGGATAATCCAGTGTTCTCTCCCAAGTACTTGAGAGTCACAAAAATCGCATTCAAACATTTTTATTTTTTTATTTTCCTTCCACAATCCATCTTGCTTCTTGTTCTGTCAGTAAGTGAGTGCTATAGTCCTTGATTTCTTTGAAGATAAAATTTCCACCTTCTGTTTTTGAAATAAACTCAGCCCTATTACCGTTAGGTAATGTAACTACAGTTTCAGGTTCAATAATTAAATTTGTTAGTCGTTGTCGCTTAACACTCCGAACTGTACCTAATATTTTCATATGCTGCCTTTTTTCTTCTCGCAAACGCTCTTCTTGTACAATTCTTGCTTCAGCAATATCTGCTAGTTCTTCAGCAGTAAAATAATTAGTTAAGTTTTTTAATATATTTGCTGTTGGAAAGATTTCGCAAGTTACACAACGTCTTAAAGCTTGTGTCACCCTACTTCTTTGTTCACGCGCAAGTTGATGATTTTTCTTAAGAGTATGAGAGAATTTCCATTGCCCGTCATACCAAAAGTTATCTGCTAACCGCTTCAAAAACATTCGTTTGATTCGGTTAAATTTTTCTTCGTTCACTTTTTGCCTCTCCACTTCACTAAAACTTTTAGAATTATGATTCCCCGTGCTTCGATAGGACCATTCACTTCAAGGACATCATAACTAAGAACAGGTCCTGTTATCATAAATTTTGGAGCTTTTCCGATATGATTTTTATAATAACCATCCGATTGTTCTGTGATATCTATCCAGATTTCATCTTGTAGGTATGGCATTAACTTTCTTAATATCATCTATCCCTCACGTTCTCAACTCCTAACACGAGCATATCTTGAGTTAGTTTTACCCATCTACGATTGATTTGTTCCCAAAATTCTAATGCTGCTTTCGTATCTGGAAAATCTGAACCAAATTGAGTTGGCTTATAATCTTCAAAGAATCCAGCAGCATTTATCCTGACTAAAACTCGGTCTGCTCTGTCTTCGGTTACTGGTACCCATTGTTTATTTTTGAATTGAAAATATTTATTATCTTCAAAAGCAACTACTTCAAATTTTTGACCAAGAAATGATGACAAGGATCTATTCTTTAATTCATCAGGTTGGCGCGTGACTGCGATAAATCGAGTGTGATTAAGTGCCACATTCAAAAATTGAAGTAACTCTAGCTTGATTTTTACTGTCATTTCTTACCCCTCAGTTCCATTCCATGGACCATCTAAAGGAATATAGAATTCTTCCTGCTTTTTAAGATTTGGTGAAAAGCGTTCTACTTCCCTATCTTTTACCATTTTTGGTGTTGCCACTCCCTCTTGTCGCCAATTTCTAAGTATTGCCTTAATATAATTCATGTTTACTTTTCGGTTTAATACAGATTCTCTAAGTGCTAACTTAATAAGTTCTACTTCATAGTGATCTTCAAATAACCAAGCTCTAAGTTCATTTATTGCTGTTGGACTTATCATTCCCATCTCTTGCTCAAATATCGAGATGAGTTTTTTTAATTTTCCATCAGAATTTTTATTTTGATTAGAACTATTATTAGAATTATTAACTGTGTTATTAGATGTGTTATTAGATGTGTTATTAGATGTGTTATTATATTGTGTTATTATCTGTGCAGTTTTTTTCATGGGGGTCTTGCAATTTTCTTCATGAGGGTCTTGCATTTTATTTCGGGACCCTCCTGCAATTTTTTTCATGGGGGTCATGAAATTATTTTCATGTGGTTCAATGTAAATTTCACGTCTTTCAACCTCTTTACTATTCTCCTTGTAAAAAAGTTCAGTTCTGATATATCCATAATCTTTCAGTGCAGATAATGAATTATTGATAGTACGCAAAGAAACTTCATATTTATCAGCAAGTTTCTGATTACTAATCCATGCATATCCATTAATATTGGCTAATGCTGATAATTCCCCATAAATTAGCCTTGCAAGTGGTGTCAACTTATTATCATGAAGTACTTGTGCAGGAAGAATAATATAATAATTTACACCCTCAAATTGGCTTTCTTTTATTATTTCTGACATTTAAAACCTCCTAAAATGGCAAATCATCATCGCTAATTTCTGTACCTGGAATATCACGGGGAGTGTCACGCGCAAAATTTGGAGTTGTATTGTTTTGTGACTCTTCATTTTGTTTTGCTCCACCCTTGCTTTCCAGCATTTGGAAACTGTCAGCAACTACTTCTGTGATGTAAACTCGTTGCCCTTGCTGATTTTCATAGTTTCGCGTTTGGATTCTACCAGTTAATCCAATCAAAGTTCCTTTTTTAGCCCAATTTGCTAAATTTTCGGCTTGCTGACGCCAGATAACGCAACTTATGAAGTCTGCTTCACGTTCTCCGTTTGCGTTCTTAAATTGACGATTAACAGCCAAATTGAAAGTTGCTACTGCTTGATTTTGTTGTGGTGTATATCTTAATTCTGGATCTCGTGTGATACGACCCACTAATACGACATTATTTATCATTAGTTCCCCTTAAATCTCGATTTTTTCCCATAGCTTTTCATCTACGCTAGATTTTACTAAGTCACAAATTTCATCAATAACTTTGCTAGGTTGGTCAGATTCTAACCAAATCTTTATTTGTTGGTCACTGACAGAACAGTATTTAACTGCCTTGTCAATTGCACTCATTAATCGATTAGGAGTAACTGCGACCACCATCTTATCTTTGAATTGCTGTTTCATGTTATTTTTCCTTTAGAATAATTATTTTAATCATACTTGATAATTCTTGGCCAAGTTTCTTATGATTCAAGGTCAAAAGGCTCATTCTTACAGAGGTTGGAAATACTAAACCAGTACTAGCCTCAAATTCATTGATTAACTTCTTTTTTACTTCTGCAGCTGAATCAACCACAGTAAACGGAATGTTTCGATTGTTCCACTTTTTAATCATAGGATTGCTCCTGCAAAAATTAACTTCTCTTTGAAACTTAGTTCTCTAAGAGTTTTTGGGTCTAAAACTTTGTATCGTTCAGAAGCCCATTGTGCTCCAAAACGTCTTACTTGCTCTAAAAAATACTGGGGTCTTACCGTAGCTGCATTTACATCAGTCATTGATTTTTTCTCCAATCGTTGTTATAATCGAAGT